GTTTCGGGTGTTGTTTCTGCCGTGAATAATGTGAGGTAAGTTGATTGAGATATATCTTTAATCATCTCAGGTTCATCTGCGTATCTATAAAAACAACGCAGTAACGAACCAACCAATAACCTATACCCATTAGGCAAGATTAATACTGGGTCGAACTCTTCATCATCTTCAAGCATATGGTCTGTTGCTTCGAACACATTATCAAACTCTTCATTGCATTCAGGACATTTATTATTATCTTTATTCATTACTTAATCCTATCTTTTCCCTAACGAATGCAGCCCCGTATTTGGTGTATGCCGAATTGACATCTTCCCCGTCACCGAATCCAACAATAGTGACTGGCAACTCTCGAGCCAAACTGTTTGCGAATTCTCTGCCTGGTCCGTCACCGTCTGCAAAAACAAAGACGCGTTCGAAGTCAGCAAGCAATCGTGTGTAATGTTTCTTCCACGAATTCGCACCTGGAACTCCGACACAAGGAACGCCAACGCAGCGAGACATAGTAAGGGTATCCAGTTCACCTTCGCATACTCCAATCCAATCACCTGCTCTGTCAATGTCTAAGACATTATACATCTTGGTATCTGCACCTGTCATACCCATATACTTTGGTTCAACTGCTGGGTTAAGACTACGAAAACGTAAATCAACTACACCTGTCTTAGTAATATACGGTATAGATAATCTTCCAAGGAATTGTTCGTGTCCAACCTCAGGCTCCGCGACTACGCCTAATCGAGCCAGACGTGCTACTTCTATTGTTATACCCCTGCTTTGCAGGTAATCTTCTGCCTGATAGATGGCGTCCTGATACTTGCGGACTGCTAACTCCAGTAATTCCTTCTGCGAATCTCGCTGCTTCACGTATGTCGCACCTTTCTTGTTGAGCAATAAGTTGTAAACTATTTCCCTGCACTCCACACGCAAAGCAAACGAATACATTGTCATCTAAGTTAGCTGTTCCAGACTGATGACTATCGCCGTGGAACGGACACTTTAAGTTTACTTGACCGTGGTCTCGGCGTATGGTTGCACCGTAATGTTCAAGCACTGCCTTGACTGAAGGCAAATCATTCGCCAAAGATATCACCTAGTCTAAAGACCAGATACGACTCTGATATGGGCTTTCCCCTTGCTTTAATGATGAGTGCAGCGAGGACCGCTTCTTGTGGTAGTCCTCTTGCTGTTGCGTAATGGTTGGCTTCGACTTGAGCTTCTTTGGACCAGCCACTGAGGTCGATGGAGTTTCCTGCGCCAGGAGCTTTGCACTCGATAACACCAATGCTTCCAAGGAAGTTGCTGCGGACTGCAACATCTCCTTCGTCTCTTGCACCAGTTCTTGCAAGTCGTTCAGCATCGTATCCATTTGTTCTAAACCAATCTCTGATGTCTGTTTCAAAACTAGCACCCCTTTGCTTATGTGATTTTCGTGTTGTCAAGATGCACTCTTATCCTTGTTCAGGATACGAACTGCCCAATCCAATCCCTGATTTAATCCGATAGACCATTCATCTTTCTCTGCAATCTTAGATGATTCAATCTTATCAATAAACTTCTTAACTTCTTTTGCTGTCTCTAACATAACAAGAGCACGTATCTCTTGAGTCATATCATCTTCTTCTTGAATCATACTGTCTCCTTAAACATTCTCTGGTATGTCATCTATAAACATATACTCTGGATTAAATGCAACCCAAGTCATTAAGGTTCCTCCAGCGTCTGCTCTCCCGTATCTGTTCTTAACTGGCGCGACACCCATAGAAGTGCCAACAACACCAAGGGTGCATATAAGAGCAGGTAATTGAGCGACCTTACCTTGAATCGCTGAGCGCGGTTGGCACGGTGTGCCTTGGACCGCTTCGCTTGTGTGGTGAAGGACAACAACTGCAGCATTCGTTGCACGGGCAAGGTACTTCAGCTCCTTCATAATCGCACGCATTGATGCGAACTCTTCGCCACCATCAGTGGCTACATCCATTAAGTTATCTACTACAATAAGAGTTGGTGGACAACCCCATAATTCTTCGAAGGCTTGCACCTCTTCATCAATATCTTGAAGTGATGGTGCTGATTCGAATGACCAAACAATATGACTTCCTTTTGCTAACGTAGCCTTGGTCCAGCCTACATCTGATGTTAGCATATGTTCTACATCTGATTGTGATTTACCTGAAATCATTGAGGCTAAACGCATAGCCATAGTATGTGCGTTGGTATCTGCTGAGATATAAAGCGTTGGAACTTTCATCTTCAAAGCAAGTGCAAGTGCTAGTGTTGACTTACCTACCCCTGGTGCTGCTGCAAACATTGAGACTTCAGAACGACGTATGATAATCTTGTTGTTCTCGAAAGCTTTAAAGCAACTCGGGAGTGGTTCCCCACCAATACTGGGACGACCAACTGAGCGGACAAGTGTGCGCATCCTGATTCATTCCCTTCTCTAAAGAGAGAACGTAGCCACCTTTCATTAGATGTTGGGTAGCTACGCTCCATCATATTTAATTTAGTTTACTGGTTTACATTGGTCGGGCGTTCCCTGCGGTGTCGGGCAAGCCCAGAAAGCGTAAGGCTTCCCAGTTGTCTTGCTTGTTCCGCTTCGGAATATCCTTGCTCCGTGTGTGCAGGTCGGGCTCGCTTGCCCTGTTGGTGTCACTGCGCTTGGTGGTGGTGTAAACAATGGACCCTGACCCTGGCTGGGAGCGGAGAATCCAGATGGCGCGGTGCTTGGAGTTGAAGCTACTGTCCCCAAAGGGGCAGCATTGTATGCACCAACGACCAGACGTTGCACTGCTGCAACTTGCGCAGAGTAATCACCAATACCTTCTAGCAATACACTTAACTCGTCAGCGGTATGAGCTCTGATGTTAATCATATCACCAGCGGGTGTCTTATACGATACTTGCAGTTTCCATTCTTCCATTTGTTATCCTATCTTCGTTGAGAACTGACAGTGTGCTGTCAATCCACATTTATATTGGCAGTTGTTTGTATTAGGTAAAAAGATTCCAGCCTTGCGAGCCTTATCAAAACCACTCACAAGATATTCTAACTTCTCTTCGGTGTATGACTCAAGACTTACTAAGTCGGATACACCATTCTGACGTGCCATCCAATATGTCCCCCACTTAACATCTATGCCGAAGACTTTTTGTAAGCCTACTTTATAGAAGCCAAGTTGTAATGTATTGGCAGGTGTTTGTTGAGAGGTTTTCAAATCAACTATGACCAACTCACCGTTGACTTCAAACACTCGGTCAAGTATCATCTTGACAGGCACGCCAGCAAACTCAGGCATCATAGCCAGTTCAATAGCAGGAGCACCAGCAGGTGTCCGCCATATCTTCCAAGAAGGATTCGCGTTCCGCCAGTCAATGTAGGCTTGGACCCATCGAGGCCCAGTCTTATGCCAGAAGGTAACGTCTTCCTTGTTTGGGTGTTCTTTTGTTTTCTTGCCACCAACTCTTGCGTTGGTTAAATCTTTATCTCCGAGCTCTTCAGCCCAGGCTCTAATCCATAAGTCATCCTGCATTTTCTAAGTCCCACAATTCTGTTGCTCGGTGGAAAGCTGAGCCTCCGACGGACCAGACTGATGGCTCCTCGGGTAACTGCATCAGTCGACCTAAATAGTATTGATACCCACAGTCAATATAAGTGGTAAAGGCTGAGTAACTTATGTGCTCAGGTAATACGTAGTCTCCTAGTTGTATGCTCATTGGTGTAATTATACACGGATTCTTTTCTTTGTCAAACTAAATTTGTTTTGCAAGTATAAAAATCTTGTGTATAATTAGATATAATATATACTATATAAGAACCCCGCAGGGGTTCTATATAATACATATAACTATAATATATTATATAGGAGAAAATACAATGTTGCAAACTTTCTTGCTAGCTTTGCTAGCACTAGCTGTTCGTGATATATTCTATGAAGTTGTTGAATGGATTCAACGATGGCGATTTAATAGAGCATTAGCTAAGTTACCCCAATGGGCATTCGCTGACGATGAAGAATGGGAAGACTTTTTGGATGAAGTTAACCCCTAAGAAATGACAAAAGACCCCCTCGCCCTAGTAGAGATACTAAGGTAAGGGGGTTTTGTCGTTCTATTGGGCATTACAGCCCGTTTAAAGGGCTACTTAGAGCCCACTCCGAATGCTGTTTCTTTAGGGTCGATAGCCTTTAGGACTGGACCTGCCACTGCAGCCACAAAAGCCACAAGTAGATTCTTCGGATTAGTCTCGCCCGCTAGGTAGAGAGCAATCACTGAGGCAATAGCAGCACGTAAGTATGTGGATGCGATAGCCTTTAGTTTATCCTTGTTCATTATTTCTCCTTTAGTCTTTGAATTTAGGGGTGCCAAAGCCTACAATAAACGGAGAAAGTCCACGCTTATTCTTTTCCTTGAACGCCCTAACTCTGATAGCAACTTCTCCGCCGTTGGCTTGTGAGCCAGTTTTCTTTTTCTCGGAAGAAGTATTACCTTCGATTGTGGTTACAGTTCCATCGCCATTGTCTTTGACAACAATACCAACGTGTTCAACTGCTGCTCCACCTGGGGCAAAGTCAAAGAACACAATGTCTCCTGGCTTGGGGTTAGCAGTTGCTGCATTACTCCAAGTGCCTAAGCCCTGGAAACTTGACTTTCCTGCTGGGGTGTATACGCAGTTAGGAATCTTTAATCCTGCTTGCTTTGCAACCCACATAACAAATGAACCACACCAAGGTTGGAAGTCCATCTTAGTAAACTTACCATACTTAGTTTCATTTTCTTTTGGTCCCTCAGCAGTGCCTACTTCAGCTTGTGCTACCTCTAAGAATTTTGCTACTTGGCTCATAGTTATTCCTTCTTTGCTCGTTTGTCCACAGAAGCAAATGCTTCATTGATTTCTGTTGCCGTTAGTTTGCCATCATCAAGGAATGCACGGGCTAGTTTTTCGACGACTGTTGCTACGCCTAATGTTCCAGCAAGGATTACTGCCTTGGCTGTGCTGATACCAACAACTGCTCCAGCACCAATAACTGATAGACCAGAGGCAGCAAAGACTGCCACTATTCTCATAAGTATGTTGTTAATATTTTTCATTCATCATCCTTTGGATTACGTAACCAATAAGTTGCTGACCACATAACCATTGTGAATACAATGGCATAGCCGACAACTGTTTTGGCTGAACCGTCAAGGACAACCCAAGCCACGAACATTCCTAGCAGGGTCCAAGCCTGACCTAAGAAGTCTGATAACCAATGTTTCATTGTGGTTTTCTCCTATATCCTACGGTCCCCGCTGATGCTGCTACAGTTAAGGCTGACTGAGTGGCTATGCCACCTACGATTACTGCTGCAACGATTGTCTTTTCTGATTCTTTACGCTCTTCTGTTGACATATCAGCACCAATACTTCCTAATGCTAGGAGTGCTTGGGCTGGGTCTGTAAAGATTGCTTTAACTAATTCTGCTGGATTCTCTAGCACTACAAGTGCTGCTGCTATTTCAGCGGTAATAATAATTTCGTTACCGTTCTCATCCTCACGAACTTGAACGGGCGTCTCTGGTGGTAGGTCAGCATATGTAAGACCTGCTTCTGCTATTGCTTCTGCAGTTACTGCTTGCCCATCTGCTGCTTCAATCAAAGCCTCAGCAATAATTTCTTTTTCTTCTTCAGTAGAGTTTTCATCTGCCACTAAAGGTGGCTCTTCTTCTACTGCAGGTGGCTCTTCTTGCACCACTGGTGGTTCTTCTACTACCGCTGGAGGTTCTTCAGCCTCAACTGGTGGTTCCTCAACCACTACTGGCGGTTCATCTACTACTATTGGTGGTTCTTCAACAGGTGTTGGTGGCTCAGGCTCCACTACTGGAGGCTCTGGCTCTTCAATGGGTGGCTCAGGTTCAACCACAGGGGATTCTGGTTCAACCACAGGGGATTCTGGTTCCACCACAGGTGGTTCTGGTTCCACCACAGGTGGTTCTGGTTCCACCACAGGTGGTTCATAAGTAGGTGGTTCAGGAATAGGTGGCGGGTCAGGAATAACAACAGGAGGTTCTGGAGGGGGAGGTGGTGGAGTAACTGGTTCCACTACGGGTGGTTCTACCACAGGAGGTGGCTCCACAGGAGGTGAGACAACTGGGTCTATCACAATTGCAGGAGGTGCTGGTGGAATTAAGTTGCTATACAGAACGTAACTACCAGTTGGATTACCAGCACCAATTCTGTTTAAGTATGAGGTAGCGCGGATTGTATATGTGCCAGCATCAATAGTTCCAGTTATCTTAGAGGCGTAATCATTGACACCAGTAACGTGGTTACTATCATCATCTGCTCTAAGAATTGTTTCTCCTTGGCGTAGTTCAACCCAAGAGTCAAGCCATCCAGCAGTTGTTACTGTGCTTCCATCAACTGATGTTGTAAATCTAGGACCAGTAAAAGTTTGGATTACATACTCACTTGTTGCTACAACCTCAACGGTTGTATCTATATAAGCAACCTCTTGAGTTAATTCAATTACTATATCATCTGCTCTTGCCATATTCGGCACGAAGAGTAGACTTGTGAATGTTAAAAATAATACTAATAATAGACGGCTATTCTTTCTCGCAAAGAAGGACGTAAATTTGGTCAACACGGGTTTCCAATCGGTTCACTTGGTCTTTGACTGAACTGCCCCCATTTATTTTAAGTTCAC